GAGATGAGCGCTAGTCTCGTGGGCTCGGAGATGTGTATAAGAGACAGGTTGCGTACCGTTCCCTTCAGCGTGAACGAGCGCCTGTTTGGCAGCATCGCGTACTTGTCGAAGTTCCAAGAGCGCGTGCTGGTGGACGGCTCGATGTATGCCATGGTGCCGTAGCCGTTATTGATAAGCTCTATCTTCTGGTACGAAACACCCGTAGGGTCGTTGACCTCCCACGTGACGGTGAAGGGCAGCTTATCGACCGTAAGGCCGTTGGTGGAAGGCGACGTGAAGTACGCCTGCGGCAGCTTTGCAACCTTGGTGCTCTTCCATTCGCTCCACGCGCCCCACTCGGCATCGAGACCCTTCGTGCGCACGCGGATAGATACGTCACCGATACCGATATTTGTAAGCGTGTATGAGGTCGCAGTGCCTTGGACGGTGATAGGCGCGGTCGTGTCAGCCGACACGTTAATAGCAATTTGCGCTGCGGTCTGAGTGGAGCCGTCCGGGTGGTTCGGTGTCCATGTGAACGCAATGTTGGCTACCCTATCGCCGTTCGCGGCATAGACGGATTTAATCCCGTTGATGGTCGGCGCGTTCGGCGGGCAGATGGTGGTAATCGAGTTGGTGGAAGTCCACGGCGAGTAGATCGTATCGCCAGCACCGTTGACGGGTTTGAGCTTGTAGGCGCGAGCGCGGTATGCGATTGTTCCGGCAGGCGCGTTTGCGTCCACCCAATCGCTCGAAAGCGTGACATCAGCCCACGTCTTGCCGTTGTCCTTCGTCACTTGGAACTGGTAGCCGTCACACCAAAGCGGGGCATCGTAACCTTTGAGCTGAGCCTTGTTCTCAGCGGTCTTGATTAGTTCAAGCCTGCCTAACGCAGTGGGGCTTGTGTAAATGGTCACCACGTTTGACATGTCGGAAATCAAGCTGGCGCTATCACCGTTCTGCACGCGGCAGTCATAGGTGTATTTGTGTCCCGCCGTGGTGGTGCTGTCGGTGTAGTTTGAGACGGGCGTGCCGTGGTACAGCTGCTCGGCATCGCCGTTGTCGGTATGGCGGTAGAAATTTACGTTGTCGTAGAGTTTCCACCCCGTCTTTTCAGGGAGCGTGACTTTGAGTTTCTGGACGGTATCGGTGGAGCTTTCCACGGTGAGGTTGGTCGGCTTGTCGGGCTTGTATCGAGGATGCGCCTTTACCGTGTACGAACCGCTGCACCATGACGTACCCGGCGCGAAACCGCCAGTAGTCCAAATCCTGCCGTTGCATGAATAGGTCTGGTCGTTTTCACCGCGCCACACGTCAACATCGGTAGACGTGACTGCGACCTTCACCCAATCGCTGTTGTTCCACGACTGTAGCGAACCGCTCCAGTTGGTATTGTTCGGGTCTAGGTGTCCGCTCGCGTAAACGTCGATTGCGTAGCGCGTCCAGTAGCCAAGCTCGATATGCAGAGACGTTTTATCATCGTTAGAAGCGTTCGCGTTTTCCCAAATATCAATGTAGGAGCACCAGTTGTACTTACCGTTACTGTTGCCAGAAACGTAATTGCCTAAAGCCATACCTACCTCCTTGTTTCATTAAGGAAGTAGATATGGCATCAGTCCCCCGTATCGATTAAATCAGCTCGCCAACAAGGGCTTCGATAAGCTCGCGTGCGCGATCGTTGCCGCGAATGGTGGAGCCGTCGATGTTGAGGGTGTAGTTGTTGACGACCTGCGAGGAAACGCCGCCGCTCACCTGCTTCATCTGCTCGGCGATAGTGCGTGCGAACGGGCGCGAGTACTTGCGGTTGGTCAACGGGACGATGGCTTCTGCGCCTGCTTCGCCGACGATATCCAGCGGCACGCCAGCCCCAGGGCGATTCGCAATAGCGCCGTTGGCGTGGTAGCGCATCATCACGCCGCCCGCCGCATGGGTTCGGATACCGCCTGCCGCGTTGTGGTGCCGCGAATAGTTATCAACATGGTTGACGGTGATGGTGGCGCTCTTGTTATTAAGCGGGGTTCTCCCGTAAATACCAAGATAGTTGCACGCGCTAATCAGTGAGCCGTGGTAGACGGTATCGGTGGCGTTCTTTCCATTTAGCGGCGTGCCGTTATATTCCTTTTTCTTTTTCTTGCCTTTATCGACGGAAGAAGAATTTACGTTGTCCTTCGCGCTCTTGCCATTCAGCGGCGTGCCGTTGTAGTCCTTCTTCTTATTGGTTGCGTCCTTGGTCTGGGAGGAATCGACCTTATCGGTGGCAGACTTGGAGGTAAGACCCTGCTGGTTGTAGGTGTACTCGGCTCCAGTTGCATCAACGACGGTGCCGTAATCAACGGTTGCTCCACTGCTCTTGTATACAAGCTGACTGCCGTTCCAAACTACTACCTGACCGTTTGCGTCAAGCAAAGTGCTGCTATCGACATCCACCTTGCCGTTCTTGTCCACAACGGGCGTGTTGTTGTAGTTCTGAATCATCGATACGAGCGTATCAATGTTGCCGCCACAGCTGGATACCATGGATGCGAAGTTGGAGCTGCTAATGCTATTCAGCTGCTCGGACGATACGCCAGCCTGCTGCATCTTCACGGCAAGGTCAGTCACGTTAAGGCCAGCCGTGCTCATGGCTTTGGTGACGCTATCGCCCATCGTTGCCATGGATGCAGCCATCTTAGCCGCGCTGTTCTGGGCTGCTTCGTCTAGGCCAGCGTGGGCAGCTGCCGCCTTTGTCTCGAAATATGCCGCCTTTTCTGCTGCCGAGGTGTAGTCCTGCCCCAGCTCCTTCATCTTGTCTTTGTAGTCTTTGGTCTGCTTACACGTGTCTTCGAGCTGACCCGTCAAATCTGCAAGATGGTCTTTTTGCTCTTTGGTGAGGTTGTTGTAATTGGATTGGAGCGACTGTATCTCGCTAGTAAGGCGTCCCTCCTTCGCCTTTGACTCGTTATAGGCATCGGTGGCAAGCGTCAACTCGCCCTGTGTCTTAATCTCCTGTTCGAGATACTTGGATGCTGCGCTAGCCAGCGCCTTTGCTTCGGCGTTGGCTTTCCACTTCTCGGCGTTCTCCTGTAGCTTCTGGGTGCTTTCGGACAGCTTGCCGTTCTCGGCATCGGTAACCGATACGGAATCGCCCGTGATCTCGTTGTAGCCCTTCACCGCTTCGGCAAGGCGGTACTGCTCGGTAGAGCTAAGGTTCGATTTCCCAGCAAGGTCACTGATGGTCGATACGTACTGGTCGAGCTTAGCGCCGTTCGTCTCCACTTCAGTAAACGTATTGCCGATAGATTGGTTGAGATCAATAAGGCTTTGCGTCACGGAATCGGCGTCAACCTGAACGTTTCCGATCGCATCGCCGAGACCTTCCGCGCTTCGGGCGGCGTTGGCCATGATGGATTCGCCAGATTGCATGGCGCTGTTCATGCGGTCGGCGTGCTCTTTCGCTTTCGCGGCCTTGTCAACAAAATAGCCAACGGCTGCGCTGATGCCAGCGATAGCAGCGGCGAACGCGAGCTGGGGGCCAACTGCCGCGATAAAGTTTCCAGCCATGCCAGCAAGACCCGTGGCAAGACCCTTAACGCCATTGCTGAGAGTTTTCATTACGCCAGTGCTCGTTTTAGCCGCGCCAGCCTGCTTCTCTAACGCCTGAGCCGTTTCGAGAACACTAGTGCTCGTCTTGCTATGAGCCTTTGCGACCTCGGCGGCAACCTTGGAAGTCTCCTTGGAGCTGCCAGTGAACTTGTCCACCATGGAGCCGTAGACATTGTTGGCCTGCTCGGTTGTCTGGATCTCTTTGAGGATGGCGTTGCGGTTGTCTATTGATGCCTGAGCCGCCTTTTTAGCTGCATCGGCCTTGGTTTTCATTTTGGCGGCATACTCGGTAGCGGCAACCTTGCCGTCATCGTCGGCTGCTGCAACCAGCTTCGTCGCGTTTGCATAGTCATTAGCCGCGGCCTTGGACTTCTCCACCGCCGCCTTGCTCTTGGATACAGCTGTGGCGTATTTATCCTCAAGCTCGATAACATGGTGCGAAGTCTGATAGTAGCCCTGCCATGCTTCGACATAGTTCTTGGCGCCGCCCGCCGCTTCTGCCGCCTTGTTGCCAGCGATACCAATTTTAGTGGACAGCATATCGGCAGACGCATATGCACGCATCTGTGCGCCGTCGGTCGTTACAAGCGCGTCTTTCCACGTGGCAAAGTCCTGTTGGCCCTTGCCGAACGCGGTGGTAACACTACCAACGCCCTTCTCCAACTTGCCGAGCACGGTAAGCACGGGGCCAGCCGCCGCGGCGACACCTACCATAGCCAGGACGAACTGCTGCTGTCCCGTATCCATCTTGGAGAAAGCGTCGGCAAGGTCGCCAACGCCCTGAATCAGCGGGTCGCATGCTTCGAGCGCGGAGATAACGGCGTTGGTAAGCGGCCTGCCGATGGAGATAGCGATAGAGTCAACCTTGTTCTTTAGCACCTGCAAGCGCGATGCCAAGCTCTCGTTTCGCTGGTCAACCTCGTTTTGGAGCGCGGTGTTCTGCTTCCATGCGTTGTTGGCGCGGTCTACAGAATTGCGCAACAAATCGCCAGCGCCAGCCAAACGGCGCATGGTATCTGAGTTACGGATGTTGTTGATGCCGAGTTTTTCCAGCGTGACGTTCATGTCCTCGCCGGAATCGCTCGTGCGCTTCAAGCCCTCCACCAATGCTTCCAGCGCTTCCATGGGGCTGCTCTTCCATGCACTGGCGAACTGGTCGGCGCTCATGCCGGCGACACGGGCGTATTCCTCCACTGTGTCGGAACCCTTGGCTACGTTCTTGGAAATGTCCTGAATGATTCGGGTCATTGCCGAGCCGCCAGCTTCAGACCTGATACCGAGCGAGGACATAGCGCCAGCCATGCCCAAGATATCGGCCTGCGAGAACTTGGCGGCGGTGCCAGCGCCAGCCAGACGCAATGCCATGGACGAAATATCGGCTTCGGTCGTAGCCAGATGGTTGCCCAAGTCAACGATAGTGGAGCCGTAGTTCTTGAACTTGTCTTGGCTCATTTGCGTGATGTTGGCGAACTGGGCCATTTCCTTGCCAGCGGTCTCGAAGTCCATGTTGGTGGCGATATCGAGGCCGCTCACGACCTCGGCGAACGATTCGAGTTTGCCGTGGGCAACGCCCAGCTGTGCGCCCAGAGCTTCGATATTCAGCAACGTCTCGGCAGTCACGGGCTGCTTGGTGGACAAGTCCTGAGCTGATTTCGCTAACTTCTCGATTTGCTCATTGGAAAGGTTCGTGGTCTTGCGAACGTTCGCCATGGCGGTATCGAACTGGACGGCGGTCTTTCCAGCGTATGCGCCGATAGCGACCAAAGGCACGGTGACGCTTTGCGTGAGCATCTTTCCGACCTTCTCGGTCTTTACGCCCGCGTTGTAAATCTTGCCGCCGAGTTCTGCCCATGCACCGCCCTGCTTCACCAAATCGGCAGTGGTGGACTTAGAGCTAGCCGCCGACAGCGTGGTTAGCCGCCGAAGGGCCTTTTCCGCATTGTCTAGTTGCTTGCCGTTCCATCTAGCGTTTACGGCGATTGTGATTGACGCTTTGCCCATTATTCGGCTCCCACCAAATCAGCGACCTGCGCCACCTCGTCATTAACCTGTTCGATGATGTTTTCCTCGTCTTCGAGGATTGCCTTGAGCAACGCACGCGGCGTATCGCCCGTATGGGGAACGCCGGCACGCCTGCCAGCGCGCTTGCCCGTGAGGATGATTGCGCCGGGGTTTGCGAACTCGATAACGCCGCCGCCCGGGTCGCTGGAGATGAACACAACGCCGTTCTGACGCTGCCTGAGCGACAGCGAGTTGGCGAAAGCGCCCGTGGGGTTGGATCCCACGTGCGCGTACCCCTTCGCCTTGCTGAGCGTCGGCTTGGTTATCTCGACGATGCGCCGCTTTAGGCGCTTCGCCATTTTCTTGTCCACTAGGTTGAGCGCGGCAATTGTCTCGTCTAGGTTTTGAATCTCGATGGTGTACAAGGGTCACTCCCTGTATTGCTCCATCTCCCTTTTCGCCTTTTCGCGCTGCGCCTTAAGACGATCTCGCGCGTCCCCTATCGACTCCCCCGGCTTTCTCCACGGCTTGCCGTTCTTCGCTTCTTCGAGCGCCTGCACCAGCTCCATGTCGAACAGCATCTGGTCAAAGACGCTCGGGAAGTCGTACGCGAGGTCGATAAGCTCGCGCACGCCAGACCCCGAGAAGCGCCCTAGCGCAATTAGGACTCGTCCGAGGGTGCCGTAGGGTTTTCGGTGCCGTCCTCGGTCGCGCCGTCCTCGTCCATCTCGAAGTCGTAGTAGACGGTCACCTCGTCCATGAGGTCGAGAACCACGTCCTGCGTAATCTGGCGCGGGGCGGGAAGTTCCACCACGGGGTTGCCAGCCGCCTTGGCGCTCAGAAAGCCCCAGAGGGCAATCCAGATGTTCGTCTGCATGTTGCCAACGGGGTCAGCGCCCTTGAACAGATAGAGCTTGGCGCGGTTAAGTGCGCCCTGACGGGTCTTGCACCTAAAGATTTCCTCGCCAGTCTCGGGGTTCTCGAATCGGAAGATTTCGTTTGCCATTGCGGTTCTCCTTTCAAAACGGCTTGGCGTGGATAATCGCGCCCCGTTCCCCCGCTGAATCGGCATGAAAAAAGGCGCGACCGTAGCCGCGCCCGTTTGGTTATCTGTAACCGCCGTTCGTTACTTGTAAGAAGCAACCTTGTTGGTGAGCGTGATGGTCATCGGGGACTCGCTCGCACCGGAAACGGTGGCGGTATCGGTGCTGAACTGAATGGATGCCTCGTTGCCGGAGGGGTCAAGCTCGGGGAAGTCCGCCGTGAAGGGCAGGTGGTTGGCGGAGAACTCAAGCGTCTGCTTAGGGTCATCCGTGTGGAAGAACTTGGCGTACACGCTGCCGAACACGACCTTGCCCGAAATCTTGGTGGAGGTTTCAGACCCGGTGATGAGCTTCTGGTACTCCTTCAGGTTCTCGGGGATGGTGGTGACGTTCACGCCGAACTGGCACTTGCCCTCGGCGATCTCGCGGGAAGTGGCGCGACCGAGAGAGCGCAGACCGGAAATGTTGTTCTTGATGGTGAACGTGGCTTCGGAGACGAGCGCCGCGGCGGGGGTGGAGCCGGAAGCGTCAATCTTGAAGTCGCAATCCGTGGTGGTGTACTTGCCGCCAAAGCAGGATGCCTCGACCTTGCCGGGGATGGAAGTAAGACCGACCTCGCCGTCGATGCCCTGCCAAGATGCGGACATGGCAAGGTGCTCGTTGCCAGTGGCGGTAAAGGTCAGCTCATCGCACTTGCAGCCGTCGGCGCGGGTGAAGCCGTCCATGCCAATCTGAGACCAGATGGTGAAGTAGTCGAGCGCGGAACCCATGGTAAAGACGTGGGTGTAATAGCCAGAAGCAGCATCGCCCTTGCCAGAAACGGGGGTGCTCACGACATTGCCGCACGCGGCAAGCAGGTACATACCGAGAACGTCCGGATAGCACAGGGACTCAATCTTGGGCGTGACCTCGATGGAGTCAACGCGAGCATCGGACGGGGCGCGGGAGCCGCACGTAACGTCGGTGGTGGCGATGGAACGGGACACGCCGAACGGGGAGCCGCCCGTAAGACCGTGCATAAAGGTAGGGGCGGTTGCGGGGGTGTCGCGGTCTTTCTGCTTTGCGATAGCGGCAAGACCAATAGAGGGGTTGAGTGCCATAGTTGCTCTCCTAGTCGATTACGGGGTCGATAGCCGCCTTGATGCGGACACCGCCCTCGATGGATGCCATGTACGAATTGCCCGATGGAGCGGTGCCAACGGACGAAATAAAGGGCTGGGCATGGTCGCAAAGACCGCCCAGCGTCTTGTCGGATGCGATGGAGGACATGATTCGAGCCATCCACTCCTGCACGGTGGCGGTGGACTTCACGAGGTCTGCGGTCTTAGCCCACAGCTCCACCCCCACCGAAAAAGTGATGGAGTAGCCGCCGCGCGATGCGCCCATGTAGGTGTTGGTAACAACGTCCTCGATGGAGTAGTCCGTTGCGATCTCGCGCACCAAAACCTCGAACGGCTGCTGGGTCTTAGCACCGCCGATGGAGATATAGGGGTGCGGCTCCATATCGGCTAGAGCCGCATTAACGTCCTGCTCCACCCGCTCGATGCACTTTGAAAACAGGTTCGCGTCCATCTATCGCACCTTGTAGTCTTGAAGGCCGTAACGCTCAATCAGGGCGTTCACGTCTGGGATGGATGTAGCCGCGCCGTCAACGCCGCCAACGACAAAGCGCATAAAGCCCAGGTCGGTACTAGCGGACGTGGCGTTGTCGGGCATTGCGTGGTCGGTGAGGTACCACGCGGCAAGCGAAACGACCGCGCTCTTGACCTCGGGCGGGGTGGGCTTCATGCCGCACTCCACCACCACCTCGGCGAACTTGTTAACGCCTAGGTCGCGCACATCCAGCAAAACGGAATTGCAGACGCGCAGGTTCACGGGGTTGCCGTCTTGGTCTTTCGCGGATACGACCGAGCGCATATCGGATGCCGTGAACTCGCCCAAGAAGACGAGCGAGGACGTGCGGCAGTTAGGGCGGTCGGTCACGCCGCGCATGAGGACGGGCTGGAACACGCGGTGGGCTTCGCTCTCGATAACATGCTCGGCGCGGTCGATAGCGTCCTGAATGGTCGCATCGTCCACCGTTTCAAGCAGGTTCTCGTCAGCGCGGTAGGCGCGAACGTCCTCCACCGTGCAGTAACGAGCCGCGACCACCTCGATTTGGGCTGAGACGGTAACGCCCTGCATGAGCCAAGAAACGTCTAGTAGCTCGGGCATGGTGGAGAGGGGAAGGGTGAACTTGCCGCCCTCCCCCGCCACTTCCACCTGCTCGGCACCAGACGCATAGCGAACGGTCACGGTATCGGGGTTGCCCTCGAACTCCACTCCCTCGCATTGAGCGATTGAGAACCGCTTACGGCTGTCTGGTGCCAAAGTCATTTGCAACGCCCCTTAGCGACCGGCAACGCCGGTATCGGCGAGGTAGGAGAACGCCTTGGGGAAGGTAACCTTGAGACCGTACTGACCGTTGATACGGATGGTCTTCTCGTTGCGCAGGAACTGGTCGTTGACCAGACCGATCTCAAGCTTCTCGCCCATCTTGGTGTAGAAGGTGGCGGCGTTGGGCAGGTAGACCATCATGCCGTAGGTGGTCTTCTTGGAGGTGTCCTCGCCCGTGGTCTCGGAGAGGTTCAAGTCCTCAACAACATTCAGCGCCCACAGCTTGCCGTTGACCATCTGGTTGATGTAACGACCGTTCTTGTCCTTCTCAAGATTGACGGACTCGGCAACGTAGGGGTGCATACCGACGGTGGTCGGAATAAAGCCGGTGGTGAGGAACACGTCAGTAGCCATCTTGTAGGCACAATCGGAAATGGTGTCGGTAGTGCCCTTGGTGAACTTCTGGATGCCGTCATGGTTGAGAATGCCGACAATGCCGGTCTCGGCGTTCTCCTTGGGGCCATTCAGAACCTTAGCACCCTTGGCGAGCTCCTGCATGTAGAGCAGGGTGCCGTTAACGAGCGTCATAAGCTCGTTGTAGTCGTTAAGGTTGTTCTCAAGCAGGGGCATACCGTTTGCGATCTGCTCCATGTGGAAGGAGCGCGGAGTCCACGCCATGCCGGACATGGGGATGGTGGTATTGGGCTTCCAAGTGGCGGCAGCGTTGGTGAGCTTGGTCGGGTCGGCCTCATAGAAGCTCACGGAATCCTTGTCGGTGACGGCACGCGGCAGGGTGTTGTAGATGCCCAGCTTCGGCAGGTTCTGGGCGTACTGCTCGGGCAGGGAGTAATCGGTCTCGGTGTGCTCAAGCAGCTTGAAGTCCTGATAGGCATCGAGGGCGATAGAAGTGCCCATCTGCAAACCCTTGAACTCGTCACGGGCGCCCAAAACGAACTCGCCGAAGTTCTTAGGCTTGAACTTGGTCTTGTTGCCAGCGTTGGGGTCAGCCAGCGGGATACCACCGCCCTGACGAATCTTGTCCTCGTAGTCGAGGGCTTCGGCAAGCTGCTCGTCAAGAGACTTGTTCTCGCCCTTAATCTGGTTGATGGTGTCGCGGTAGATATCCTTTGCATCGCCCTCGGCAGCGTTAAAGGACTTCTCGGCTGCATCGAGCTTTGCGCGGTTCTCTACGATCTTGTTGTGAATCTGGATGGAAGAAAGCATTCTCTACTCCCTAGTACGTCAAAAACTTTCCGTTCACGCACACGGTTTTCGAGACGGCTCCCGTCTCCACCTTGTCGGCTCCCGACACGGCTTTACCACCGTTGTTGCTGCCGGGGATTGTGGGTTCGGTTTCCCCCGCGCCGTTTCCGTCCACCACGGCGGGTGCATCTAGCAGGTCTTTCGGCGCGTTCTTGAATCGCTTGGCTTGCTCGGGGTCGATGCACGCGGCAACGGGCTCCATCGCCACGATGGAATCGCAAAAGCCGTTCTCCACCGCTTCTTTCGCGGTGAACCACGTCTCGGCATCCATGAGGTCTGAGATAGCGCCCTCGTCCTTGCCCGTCTTGCGCACGTACTGGTTGACGATGGTGGACTTAACCTTGTCGAGAAAATCGGCGGTCTTGCGCAAGTCCTCGGCGGTGCCGCCAGAGAAGGAATAGGGGTTGTGAATCATCATCAGCGCGGAATCGCCGATAACAACCTTGTCGGCGGTGAGGGCGAAATAGGACGCGGCGCTGGCGGCAAGGCCCTCGATGATGCAGGTGGACTCGCCCTGATAGGCACGCAGAAGCTCGGCCATGGTGTTCGCGTCGAACACGTCTCCACCGCCAGAGTTGACGTGGATGGTGACCGCTTCGCCGTTGGCTTCTTTCAGCTCGTTGGCAAACTTGGTGGCGGTCATATCGGTTTCGTCCCAGCCGTCACCGATGAACCCGTAAACGTTAATGTCCCTCATGCTCGAATATCTCCTTAATGTCGGCTTCAATGTCGTACTCGCGCCGCGCCAACAGGCAGGCGTTGGCGTAGGGCTTAAGAACCTTGGTTGCGAATGCGCGGGTCTTCTCGGTGTCTCCCGCTTCGGAGATGCGCTGCTTGATGCGCTCCACCATGTCATCGTGGATTGAGTTCATGGCGTTGCCGTTGCCGTCCCCGCTGTATGGCGCTCCACCCTCGCCAGAAGAGCCGGGGTCTTTCCCGTGCCGCGCGGTGATAGTCAGCTCGCCCGTTTCGGCGTTGAGCAGGTTGTAGGAAGAAGGAATAAAGAGAACGTCCAGACCCTCCACAGGCGGCATGTCCTCCTTGGCGCGCACCTCGGACGGCATCATCCAGCCCGAGAAAACAGCCGCCTTGTAGCCCTCCATGCGGTCGCGGTAGCCGCCACGCAAAAGGCCGTTCATATCGAATTGCACGTAGCAGTCTTTAAGGCCGATGCTCCAAAGGACGCTGGAAAACGCGCGCTCAAGCTCGGCGCATTCAGGCATCAGGGTCTTGTTGGCGAAATTGAGAGCGCCCTGCTCGATGTTTGAATAGGTGGCGTTGGAGAGGTCGAATACCTCCTGCGGGGGCACGGAAAGCGTTCGACAGACCTGCTGTAGAATCCACCGCTCCTGCTCCACCAGCGACATATCCACCATGCTTTGGGAGGTGGACTTGTATTGCAGGCCATGGTCGAAGATACGAATCTTGCCCGAGTTGACGATGCCGCCGCCGTCCTCCAGTTGCTGCTTGAGCTTCTTAAACTCAGGCTCCTTGAGCGCTTGGTCGGTTTCCAACCAGCCGGGGAAGTTGCCCTCGCCGTTCAAGATGTGCGAATAGAACTTCTCTAGGTCAACGGACAAGCCAACCTCGTTGGCGGCGAACTCGGCGAGCGAGCGCCCGTGGAGACAATCGGAATCGAGGATGGGAGACTTGACCCACACGATCTCGTTCTCTAGGTATCGCCCAGGTGCGGTGAACTTATCGCCGCCGTAGTTGAACACGTGCGAGCCGCCACGGATGATTTCGATACCGGGCGTTCCCGACATGGGCCAAAGCGCCACGATACGCGCATTGCGCCACTCCACGCGCACGAACGCCTCGCCCTTTAGGTCTTTGGTCATATCGAGCCAGCGGATGCCCTCCTGAGCGGACATAAGCGGGTTCCACTTGGTACGCAACAGGGTTTCTAGGTCTTTCGCGGCACGCTTGGCGGCTGGTTTCCTAACGCCGCTATCGCGCTCGTAGACGTGTACGGGAAGTGCCGCCAGCGGTCGAGCCTTAGCCAGTGCACACGCGCGGTAGGCGTTGGAGTAGTAGGCTTCGAGCTTCGCTGCATCGCGGCTGTAAACGTCCTTGCCGTCATAGTTCATGAAGTCGTATTGGATTGGCGGTAACTGCACGCCAACGACATTGAAAGCGCTGTACAGAGCGCGTGACGCGGCTGCGGTGATTCTGTTCTTTAGAGACATGCACGCTCCTTCTATCCGTTGCGTGCATGGTGCTATCGCTGTCCCCCGCGCAAGGAAATGGAGGGGAAAGGGGGCGGGGTTGGCGAAAGGAAGATGAAACTCCAACCCCGTTGCCCGTATGTTCGCGCCAGCGTCCCCCGCTACAGGTCGATAGTCCAGACGTTTGGCGATTCTTCCTCGTTGTTGTCGTAGGCCCACATAGCCATTGCCGCCGCAACAGCCGCGTCGATACGCTTTGAACCCTGACCATGCTTCACGGACGCGAGCCTGCGACCGTATGCCTTGGATTCGCTCGACACGGCGTTGATGCAGTGTGCCGCCAAGATGGGCGTATCCCCAAACGATGCAATATGGGTGGACACGGCACGCGCCAGAAGCTCGGACGCGGGGCACATGATTGATGGTGTCTGCGGCACTTGCGATAGGTCGAAGTCGTACGTTCGCTCTAGCCAGTTGGATAGGAACTGCATACGCGCGGGGTCTGCGCAGATGAATGGAGCGCCGGGCTTTCGCGCAAGCTCCAGCAACACGTCGGCAACGGCGGTTAGATCGTAAACGGAACTCCCCTTCTCGGGCTTCTCCCAGCACCACTCGGCGTATGCCCACCGCTCGTTTTGGCGCTGAGCAGCCACGATTGCCAGCGTATCGCCGCGAACGGCACCGTCCAGACCCACGCAGAACCATTGGTTCCAGTCGATTTCCAGCCGCTCGGTCTTTTTGCAGGCGGTAACGTCCCTGCGCTTCATGAACGGCTCTTCCACCTCGTCCATGGGGGTGCGGTTGAGGTAGTAGCGAACAAAGCCGGGGCCGGGCGTTCCGTCCTCCAACTTGTCCGATTCGTACTGCTCTTCCAGCTCCTCCATGGTGATACGGCCTGCGGCGGTAATCTTCTTCCAAACCCTGCGGTCGGCGGGGTTGTCTTGGTCTGTGATACCGAGCCAGCACACGTAGGCGTGCTTATCGCGCTTCAGCTTCTGGTAGAGCTTGAACAGGAAACCGTCACGGTCGCTGCCTGCCGTGGTAATGCCGATGGTGAGGGCGTTCCACACCTTGGCCTGACCAGACGTGCCAGCTTTCCAAACAGCATCGTCGCGCCAGACGTGAATCTCATCGCCGATGAGAACGTGGAAATGCTTACCCTGCAACGCCGCTTCCTTGTAGGGGTAGACGTGTATCTCCTGCCCCGTGCGTTCATTGCGGATAACGTCCTTGTATATCTTCCATTGGGCGCTAAGCGTCTCATTCGCCCTGATGATGGTGGCGATATAGCCCTTGACCATGGCGGTATTCTCTTTGGAATCTGCCACAATGCCGTACTGACCGTTCGGGATAGCGTCCATGGTGGCGATGGTCATGACCAAGCACGCCGCAAGCTGCGACTTGCCGAAAGCTCGGTGGACTCCGATAAGGGCACGGCGGTACTGCCGTCTGAACTTGCCCGTTATCTTGTCAATCTCGCCCGTGCCGAACAAAGGCCGCCAGATGTATTTCATGAGCCATTCAGTGACCTTGTATGGGCAACCGCATAGCTCGGACTCGCCAGCATACGTGAGGAACGCTTCGGCGAAAACGCGCGTGCGCTCCACCTGATACTCCCCCGCCTTGCTCAGCTTCTTGAACGGTGTGTGGTAACTCACATTCCACCGCCCAACGCCGCGTCAATCTGCTTTGCGATATTGATCTGTACGTTCGTGCTCATGCCCTGCGTCAAACCCAACCTAGCGCGAGCCATGGGGGACAAACCCAAATCCTGCTCTAGCTTCATGGCGGTTTTCATCGCGTTGTCACGAATCTTTAGGTACGGGTTCTCCTTGATGCGGATGCCGCCGAAAGCATCCTCTTCCTCAACCGTGAGGTGCATGGTGCCGTCCTCGTCCATCAAGTGCCTTTGGCTCTCATAGACCATTGCGATGTTGAACACGTACTGCTCAATCAGCGGGGAATCGGACGCGCGAAAACTGATGCCAGACCCAACGGTGTTGTCCCATATATCGCTCAGAATCGGGGTTTTGGACACGCTCTCGGGCTTAACAAGCGCCCCGTCCTCCACTGTCACGGCGGTAGTGGTGGAAATATCGGCAGTGCTAGCCCCGCGCCTTACCGCGAGAGCATCAGGCTTACGTCCCTTCACAAGCCCACCTCCCTCAGCAGACCTGCGATGCCGCGCGATAGCTCGCCGCACATCGGGCGGTACTTAATCGGCGCTGCCGTGGATGCAACATCGAAAAACGCGCCCATGCCGCGCAATTCCACCGTGTTTTTCTCCACCGCTTTAGCCGACACGTGCCCGCTGGCTGGGACACGGCTGATAGGCTCCATCTGCTCTAGGCATTCGGGGGCATTTCCACCCGATGCCACGCAAACGCCCTTATTTCTTTTTCTAAAAGCGATTAATCTGCAATTATCCGAACAATATCGGCTTGTATTGCGTCTTGCGGCGTATTTTCTGCCGCAATATTCGCACGTTCTGACTATCAAAATCGCACCTCCGAAATCGGTGCGAAAGATAGGTTGGCGTTCCCCCGTTAGCGTTTCATGCAACGCTAAATCGCGGCTCCAATTTCGTGCGCATAAAAAAATGAGGGGCCGACGCTGGGTAGCCAGTTGTGGTGTGGTGATTTGACCCTCCCCCCCCTCCCCCGTGGGGTATCCTCAGGGGGTTATTGCAATCGTTTTCATATCAATATATGTTGACTTGTTAACGTTTTGGTCTCGTCTCTAGTAACGAAAGGCGCTTCGTCACTTGTAAATACCTGCTTTGACCTGCTGTTCTGGTGAGGTGTGGGGGGCTTCGGCGCTTCGGTGCTGATGCTCCGGTAGGGTGTCGGCGCTTTGGCGCTTCGGCTTCGGTGCTTCGACGATCTGCAAGCGCTGATGCCTTGCGCCTTGCTCGGACTCGTGGCGTCCTTGCGGCACGTCTTGCCCTCGGGATTTGCCGCAAAAACCGTTCACCGACGATTTTCTACCGTTCGCCATAATCTCGACACATATTATTTTTTTGACCTTTGACCTGCGGTTTTGTTGTTTCGGCATCTCGCGCATATAGGAACATCGCGATACATTGCCGTTCATCTCGTCGCTTGACGGACTGAGCGCCTCCGCCGCATGATGCAGCCGCCGACCGGGGATACCGGCACGGCGGACTACCCGACACGGAGCCGACAAACGGAGGGAGGTGATAATGCCCGATTGGCTCCTAGGCTTGCTACAAGCCATTGCGGGGGGCGCGGCATCGGCGATTGTCGAGAGGCTGCTGAGCCCGCGAAAAGAAGAGGCGCCCAAAGGCAAGCCGAAAGGCAAGCACTTTAGGCGCTAAACCGAAAAACCAACGACAGGGGTTCGGCACGGTACCAACGTGCCGGCCCCGGAAAGGGGCGACGAATGGCCCATTTCCTTTACGGACTCATCGCGGGGCTGGTCGCGATCGCAATCGACCGCAAGCTCAACCGATAACGAGAGAACGAAAGCCGAGGTTTACGATGGAAAAGTATAGCACTGACAGCCGACTCAGCGCAAGCTGCAACGCAGTGACCATCAGAGAGTTGGCACCAGGCGAGAGCGCAAGAGTGCTCTATGGCATGACCTACGACGCGCAGCTAACGACATGCGGCCGTATCTGCGGAATCGGTCATTTCTGCAAGACGCTCGAAGAGGCGAAAGAGTGGGCAGACCGTTATTTCAGTAGCGCGCCCAAGGTCTACGTTACAAGTGACGAGTAGCCATAACGGAGCGCATGTTGCCTAGCTGAAAAGGTTTTATGCGTGTTGACCTGCGTAAATGTCCGTACGGACAAAAAAATTTTGAAATAACCCTTGCAAGTCCGAACGGACTAGTGCACACTGTGAATCGTCAAGTCCGAACGGACTAGTTCACCACATCGAGAAAGGATCAGCAATGAGCAAATGGGCGAACAACGACGCGATCGTTATAGCCGAGAATCTGGCAAAGGTTGCCTATCAGTACTACGTCTTTGACGATGAGGACGAAGCCTTTGACTATTACGACTTCATCGCCTGTGGGACTCATCCCGAGTCCACGGGATGCATCTACAACGACGTGCTTTTCGAGTTCGACTGCATTACCGACTTTGCCGAGGATCATCAGCTCAAGCTCGACGACGAGAGCAAGCGCCTGCTTTACGAAGCACTCGACCTTGCTTCTGCTTATGACGGACCTATTGCCCGTGGCCTGGAGGCTTAGCTATGGCAAGGACCTTCAAGCTCACCAAGAGCGGCACGTACTACTACCGTCGGCGTTCCCTGCCAACCGTGGCAGTTGCCGAGAATGGTAAGCAGATCGTAGGGGCTGAGGTCGAGTGCCTAAAGACCCGTTGGGGTTATCAACGCTCCAAGTATCGCAGGGCAACCGATGCCTACTACCACCAGCCTAGCGGCACATGGTGCAGGATCAATAGCAGGGTTGCAACTGCTTGGGACGACAAAGGCAACCCGACCGAATGGCTCCATTGCTTCGAGCCGATTGAGAGTGCCGTTTTGATTGACCGATATCCCGACTCCCCAAGCGCCGACGGCCTGCAAGACTGCATCATCAAGGTCGAGCACGGCAAAGCGATAAAGGTCGAGAGCGCCGGAGTCAGCTACTACGATCCGTCGCTCCCAGTCGAGTATCTAGCTGAGTTGCTAGACCTCAACAGAGCAAAACGGAAGTCACCCAAGGCGGCATAGGTCTTTACAAGTGACGAACGACACACATAAAAAACGCCCGGCGCAAGCCACTACACAAACGCCGGGCATAGGTCAAAGTGAGAAAGGACTAAGACCATGAGCAAGTATACCACTAAGCAGATTAAGAACGCACTCGACAAGCTCGACGAGGGTTGGGCGCTCAACCGCCAGGCGCTTTTGTTCCACGGCACACTCGAACCGGTCTACCAGATTGACGACGAGGACGGCAACGGATATACCCAAATTCGCTTGACGTGGGTACCCGTTTACGAGCGCAAGGATTCCGCGTATTGCTCGTATAACGTCGAGACCGGGGAGCATCGTATCGAGGCCAACGTTTCGCATTACGAGCGCAGCGGCGAGGTTTGGTGTAGCCACGGACTGGGCCAGAACTTCATTCTAGGCGAGCCTGCTAAACGTCGCATGTTTGCCCAGCTTGGCAAGATGACCCACAAGCTCACGCCCGAGAAGATCGCGCTACTGGTCGAGATGGCGGACACGAGCGACCGCGACATTAGCGACCACGCTCGCACCATCGACGCGCGAGAGCTGGTGGCATAAATGACCACGTACAAGTATTTCCCCGGCGTCGTATTTGATACGCCCATCGATGACATCAAAAAGCAGTTTCATCACATGGCGGTCAAGCTCCATCCCGATTGTGGCGGCAGTGAAGCCGAGTTTATCGAGCTTAAACGAGAGTATGACGATCTACTTAAGCACCATCAGGTTTACCACCGCGCCGCCAACGGCTCGACCTATGAGAAAGAGCCGGAAGAGTACGAGAAGCCGGGCGAGTTTGCCGCAATCATTGACGCGCTTATCAAGATGGACGGGATAGAGTTTGAGCTAGTGGGCGTGTGGCTTTTGGTGTTCGGCGAGACGAAAGCCCACAAGGATGAGCTGAAAGCGTTGGGGTTGCGCTGGAACGGCAAGCGCCAGAAGTGGTACAAGGCTCCATCTGACAAGCGCAAGCGCGGGCGCATGAGCCGTAAGAGTTACGACGAACTGCGCGAGATTTACGGAGTCCAGGCGAGCGGGCGCGGCTCTAATTCTGGTCTGGCGGTGGCTTAAATGGGTGTAGATCTGTTCGATATTGTGACCTATCCCGTCTGGAAGCTATCGCTACTAGTCATGGGAGCAATGGCGATTAGTTACGTATGCGGCTGGTTTATGGCATACGAGAAGTTTAACGAGAGGAAGCATTAAACATGAACAAGGCAATTATCTCCCCGCTCCCCGAAGACCACCCAGCACGCGCCTACGGTTTCAGCTATGACACGCACCTGTTCACCGATGGATACGACTGCGGTATCGGTCATTTCTGCAAGACACTCACCGACGCTTTCGAGTGGGTGAAGCAGGTAAGCCAGGACGCGGAAATCGAGAAGCGCTAGACGATTCGGCACGCTGCCAACTTGTAACGAGTTGGCAGACTGCCGCACCGTTTACGAGAGAAAGGGCAGACATGTACACCACGATTGAGAACGACAAGGGCGAGGTTGTCTTCTACGGTAGCAACTTTGACCTCTGGGACGATTACATTAGCCACGCCGAGCACGAGGACATGAAGACGGGCATCCCGTGGAATACCGAGACGTTCGCGCTTGCCCTCGCGTGCATCGCGGACGGCAACATGAGGGACGCTTCACGCGAAATTAGCCGAGCCCTTGGCGTGAACTTGACCGTAAGCAGGAGCGTTATTACCGGGCAAGAGTACACTTCAAACATTTTCGGCGAGGAAGACGAGGAAGAGTAGACGCACCGTTTACCGAGAACGGACGGAACGAGAAACGCGAACGGTTAGACTGTAGCCATTCGCAAACGAGAAAGGACGAACCATGACCACCCAAAAAGGCGTGGCGCGATACACAGACCTAGAAGGCACCCCGTTTGAAATATTCGAGGTGCCCGACAAAGCCAACCAGTCGTTAGTCGTTACCGACCCATCCACCCATCCGTTTGGGTTTCTATTGCAACACAAGCAGTTTGAAGACCCCGAGCTCACGTGGAGCGGTGAGATTGAGCGCGAGGTGGTAGCCGGACTGCTGCGCATGGACGAGAACGCCGAAGTCTGGGCTGATGCTTGGGGCTGGTGGGCGCTCGACGTATACGACCGCTGCAAGCGCGAGGGCACGCTACCGAAGCCGAAGAAGAAGCGCCGCAGGAGCGCATAGGAGGAACGATGAAACGAGTAGAGCAAGCAGACATTATTTGCGCAATGGTTGAAGACGGCACCATGACGCGCCGAGAAGCAAGCGCTGCGGCGAACCGAAACCCCACGTACGTATCCAACGCGCAACGTAAGCGAGAGCCGTCCATCGGCACCGTGGCGCTGATCGCAAACGTGTACGGTCTGGATGTGGCGTTGGTTGACCGCGAGACGAACGAAACACGTTATATCATCGAGCCGCCGAAGTAGACAACAAGGGACGAACGAGAAGCCCGAAAAAGAAAAAGCCCCCGTAGCGTTGTTGCTGCGGGGGCGAATTTGTTTTAAAGAAGCCGAACGATAAACGCTATAACGAAAAACGCAACGGTCATGATTTCGAACACAAGGCCGCTTAGTAGCCATGCGGTTATGACGGCATCAATAAACATATCCACGTGGGTTACCTTTCTGCCGCGCGTCTGGCGGCATCAATTCGGTTGTGACAAGAGACGCAAAGCAGCACGAGGTTATCCGCGCCGTTCCCTCCACCTTGGGAGAGGGGGCGGATATGGTGAACGCCAGCGCCGGTAAGTAGCCAGGACGAACCGCGACGCTTGGCGCACACCTTGCCGCACGCCGCGCAACGTCCACCAGTGCGCTGTATTGCGATTTGACGGGCGGTCTTGTATTCCGATTTGGAATATTCCGAGCGCCACGGGTTCGCCTGCTTGCGGGCTTTCTCTTGGCTCTGGGAGCGCTTTGAGCGCGAACGAGACGAACGAGAGACACGCTTGCAACGTGGGCACGACGCACCCGAGTAGGGCTTGCCACATATGGGGCACATCGAGCTAGGCAACTACGCTCGCCGCCCTGTATGCGTCCTCCTTGCGGTTGAGCGCACGCACGTCACGGTAGCAGTACTGGCAGAAGCCAGTCACGTTGTACGTGTTCCTGCCGCACATGGGGCAAACGACAGGCTCGCTCAGGTGCTCGCGCCCTAGGCGGGTCTGTTCTTCCGAGACGCTAAACGAGAAGCCGCTATAGGTCTTCTTGCCGCTGCGTACGTAGCGCTTCATCGTGGTCTCGGCGATATGGTTTGCGCGAGCAGCCGCCGAGATGGACGGGTATGTCACTCCATCCGAGCGCGTGACTTTATATCCGACAAACTTCATCTGGAACCGCCTCCGCATGGAGTCGAGCCAGAATGATTCGAGCATATCGGCTCCACCTCCTTGCGGAGCTTCTTTAGGCAGTCTATGGCTTTGTCGATATCGGAAAGCGTCTGGCCTTTGGATAGGCAGCGCCAGACGTATTTGAAGGCACAGCACCACCACCAGACGATGATTGCTGAGTGCGTGAACTCGTCCTTCCACTGCTTGATAGCGGAGCGCATGGCGCGGGTCGCGGTGATATAGCCGTCACCGAGATAATGGCGCGGGCAGTCCGTATCGTAGGTTAGGACTTTACTGGGATCGTCCTCAAGCTCCACTCCCATCACTTGCATGGGCGCACCTCGATTTCGTATTTGTCTCCGATATCGGGCACTTCGCCAAGCTCGAACGGGATAGTGACCGTATCAGTTGCGAGCTTGCTAAAAATAGTGAACGTAACTCCGCACCACATCGGGCTAGCCTTCATGCCGTGACCGCTCATTGTTATGTCTGCATGAATCAAATCAACGCTCGTGCAAATGGCGCTAAACTTCACTTCTCCACCTCCATCTGGTTGCACAACCTACGGGCGTGACGCTCGCTTATGCCAGACCTCATAGCTACTTGCTTGGTCGTAAGGCTTGGGTCTTTCAGCAGCTCCATTGCCTTTATGGTCTTAGGGCTTTTCGTTCCGCTCATTCGGCATCAATCTCCCGTGGCGGCAGACCGATATATTCGGCAATGTCGGCAACGCGCTTATCGAACTCCGCTACTTCTTCATCAGCTAGGTTGGGGCCTACCTGAGTCCAAAGCAGTGCGCCGAAACCTTCGAGGAAACCGATGGCGCGAACGGCCTTATTTCGTGCCACGGCTTCGCTGTAGTCGCTGGCACTTCCGTTTGGGCTTTGCACTAAATCGACCATGTTTTCAATCTGTTCAGGCGACATTGCAAGCTCGGGATGGTCGCTCATTGTTCGACCTCCTTCGGCTCCCAGAAATCGCACCTGTTCCACGGTTGGCACTCGTGTGGCAGGTTGTGCCAGCACGTCAGGTACTTGACCTCGACCACGGTGCTCTTGGTCGTGTGCGGGTTCTTGGCGTGCTTGCACGTGGCGCAGCGCTCGCCCACCTTGCTAGGCATCTAGAACCTCCCCGATGAACCGAAGCCGCCATCGCCGCGCGAGGTCTGGGGCAAATGCTCAACTTCCTCGAATGCCACGGAATAGTGCGCTAGGAAAATGAGCTGACCGATTCGCTCGAACGGCTCCACCGTATACGGTTCGGTGGACATGTTGACCAAGGCGCATACGATCTCGCCGCGATAGTCGCTGTCGATGATTCCGGGCGCGTTGGCTAATTGCAGACCGTGGTTTATGGACAACCCCGAACGGATAGCCTGCAACGCAAACATGCCATGCGGCATGGCAAGGTGGATACCCGTACCGAACTTCACAATCTCGCTTGGGAAGATGGTCTTGGGTTCCGTGATGTTAGCTCGCATGTCGCAGCCTGCATCGCCCACGCCGTGAGCATAGGTGGGTTTTAGCTTGGGGCTATCGAATTGCGCTTGAATCACTTGGATGTTGGGTGAGACTTTCATCTAGTACCCTTCTCTTTCAATCACTTCTTCGATTTTCTCGGGCGGCAGCGCGTACAGCTCTGCGACCATGAGCATGTCCAGCTCGCGCGCATTGCCGGAACCGTAGAAGTCGAGCGATTCCCCGCATACCTGCTTGTCGCAGCGATACGTGCGGCATACCTCGGGGCGAGCGTGATACACGGCGCACTCCTTGGTATCGGTGAGATATGGGCACGTGAGGTCGATTGCCCCCGCCGTGCGCTCATGCGGCTTGATGTGATGCTTCTGCACGTAGACGTACAAGCGCTGCAAATCGAACTGACTCATGGGGAGGAAACGGGCGCAGCACTCGCCGCACCCTTTACAGTCTCCTTTTGGCGTGTACAGGTCTTTGACAGTCTGGGTTTTGCTCAACGCCTGATGCAACACAAGGGCAGTTTCGCTTTCCTCGGAATGCATCGCTACTCCTTGTTTGTGATCTTCACGCCGGGCAGCTCTTGCGGCAGGAAGTTGAACTCATAGTTGTACTTGTCGGTCTTGGTGGAGTCGATTTGCTCCACCGTGTACATAGTCCACTCGTTCAGATAGATGAAATGCTTCTGGTACTTGCCGTTGGGCAGCTCGGCGATAACGCTCAGCTCGTTGGTTTCCGTATCAGTCTTGATGGAAAGACAGCCCTCCATCTGCAACAGCACCTTGTCCGAGCGCATGTTGATAACGGTTACTCGGCGGCGAACGTTGAAGTTGTCGGCATCTTGGGAAAGGTTGTGGCTTACCTGAGCACGCTCAGTGCATCCAGCCAGACCGCACACCGTGACGATAGCCAGGACGGATACAATTAGGGCCGCGACGAACGCGACCCTACGCTTGGTGATATTCATTTGTTGGGTTCCCTTCTATTCCAAAAGTCATCGCACGCCACGCTTTGCATATCCTGCATGTGGTCGGCAGTCCAATTGAGCGCCCATGTTGCCGCGTCTATTGGCATCTCATGACCGTAAAGCTCATGACCAAAAGCGGCGTTGAACTCACGTGTGCAAATGCCGTAGTCGCAGCAGTATTCGCGCATGTACGCGCACTCAGCGCATGTCGGTTGCTTAATGGGCATGGCTCACTACTTTTCTGCCGCAGCCCGGACAATAGTTCCACGTGGCAAGTACGCGATAACACTCATAGTCCTGAACCATTTCGCCGCATATGGAGCATTTGAAACCGTTGTCACACGGGCCATAAGCCGCCTCGTCGTAGACGTTTTCGCAAGTTGGTACATCCATTAGCACCGTGATAGCGCTGACGGTTGACGAAACGTATTCGTCCCACATGGACTCGGGGTACTCGCCGGGGTCTAGCGTATTGCGCTTCTCGCGCTTCTCGGCACATTCCTTGGCGGCTTGTTCGCTGTCGAACGCCATATATGGGTACTCATATGCGTCCTCCCGTTTGCCCGCAATCGAGAAGGACTGGCACGGACTACCGCCAACCACCAAATCCACCTTGTTGCGGTATTTCTTCCAGTTCATCTTGGTTACGTCGCCGACGTTCGGTACATCCGGGTACCGCTCGGCAAGCACGGCGCTGGGAAACTCGTCGAACTCGGCAAAACACACGGGTTCCCAACCTAGCGGCTCCCATGCCACGGTAGCGGCCTCTATGCCGCTAAATAGCGAAACGTATTTCATGAGACCACCTTCGCTCCACAGCCCGCGCAGAACCGCGGCTCGTCGTCATAATCGTGCCGCCAGTCACACTCCGAGCAGCAAAACTCGGCGCCGTTGTCTATCATGTGACACGTGCGCTCTGGCACGTAATCGCGCGTCTCGCCGCGAAAGACGCCAAAGACCGGCTTGAGCATCAGGCGCTCCGGCCACCTGACCGGCCACGCCGTTGAGTCGGGGGTGAACACCAGCTCGAAGGGGACTTCGGCACTGCCTGCTCTACTCATCGTCCGCACCTCTCAGCGCCGTCTGGCAAGAGCCTCGACCCCGGTCACTCGGCACCGGATCTATGAGATCGGCCAGTCTGCGCATCACTCCGCGCCAGCTGCCATCTTCGGCCTTTGTGATGGCCGCGAGATTCTTTTGCAGGCTCAATCCGCCCAGGTCGTCGTTCGCCGTGTAGCGCAGCTCAGCTGCGATATCTCGGCGCTCGTCATCGGTAATCATGCGTCCTCACCCCTCAGCTTGCGGATGCGGGCGAGAATGTCGCGCATGGCAACACTTTCGCAGGTTTTGCCTTTGTCGGCGATGCACGATGAGCAGGCACGCGTACTCTTGCCAAAATAGGCGCAGGCTTCGTAATTCAGCGCGTCCGCGCCCCTGTCCAAGTCCTCTTCCAGCTTCTCCCAGCTGTCGGGCGGTGTGAGGTAGTAGTCCTGCGGGTAAAGCGGGCAGTTGGGATAGTCGAACAGGAGACCGAACGTCCACTTGTACCTATTGCCGCGAACGAAGTTCCAACGATATACTTCAACCCTTTTGCCGTTCTCTTTGTACAGCGCGTCCACATCCAGCGGAATCTCGCGCCCTTCGGCATCCTTTGGTAGCTCGACACTCATTCGTCTTCCTCCTTGGCTTCATAAACCAGATTGTCGTAAATCTCAGATAGCTCAGGCTTGAACTCACAAATGAACTCGTCCTGGGTCATGAACTGGGGGGCTGGATAATTATCGACATAGCCCTTTGCCCAATCCTCGAAGGTTTTGATTTTGCCGTCCCGAGTTACTGATTTACCGTTAGTTGACCAGCTTCGTGAGCTACGGACGATTTCATTTCTCCCGGTTTTACGAATGAACTTGGCTATCTCGCTATCGCGCTCGGCTTCAAGTTTCTCAATCTCGCAATTGAGCTCCATGATTGTTTCATTCAGTCTTTTAACCGTTGCTTCCTCAAACTTGAGCTTAGCTACCACATACTGCTCGCAAGTAGTGGCATCGTCTATGACTTTGGCACTCATTCGGCATCACCGCACAGATGGTGGACACGGGACGAAATATCGCGCACAAACGCATTAAGGCAACTTGGTTGCTTGTTGAACTTGCATCCGCTGCACTCGCGTTTTTTACGGTTGGCGTATGCGCAGATAATCCCTTCGGGATGATTGATGACCCTATCAATGTCAGCAGCCAGTCGCTTTAAGTTGTCAGACTTGTTGAGATAGAGCTGGCTCGGGTCAAACACCACGTTCTTCGAGCAGACACTCCACTTTTTCGAGACAGTGCCGTAAACCAAATCGTCCACTCGCACTACGGAATCGTCCTTCTTATACATCACCTTGACGTTCGATGGGATAACGTTCCCGTCGGCATCGTTCGGTAGGTAGATTTTCATTTGGTTTCTTCCTTTCTGTCGTTGTCGCTACTGCAACTTGGTCAAATCGACCGCCACGGCTTTTAGATCGCGCTCAATCTTCTCGGCGCGGTCGAGCGCCTGCATGATTTGGAAGGCACCTTCCTCGTCCTTGCGTAGAACTAGCCCGTAGACCACGGCTAGCGCGGCGCTAAGGCTCTGAAAGAACTTGCCAGTCTTCATCCACTTGGGCGTGTCGGACGTTGGCTTTCCGTGGAGCATCGGCAAATGGAAATGCTCAAGCTCCCAATTCATGGAATCGCAGCGCTTGAGACGGTAGTTGTAACCGAGTTCGATTACGTTCATGTTCTCCCTTTCTGAAATATGCCGTTCTCGCTTGTTCAAGCAGCGCTGACGGCGCGATAACCGCCAACCACTAGTCGGTGTAGGGTCAAGCCCAAACCGCGCCTTGTACGCGCTGAAAATCGGTTATTCGGTTTTGTCCACCTCTGGGGAAGGGGCACGGTTTAGAACCTTGGGGCGCAGCTCCGCGCAATCGGCGCTCGGATAGGTCGGCGCTACCTCTTTGCGGATGAGCGCGGCACATGCCGCTACGGCGTATGCCATATCCGATGACGTTGGTTTTTCATCACGCATAAAGCACCAATGAAACCTATCCACGTTGGATAGCGCCATCTCCCACGCCTTGCAGCGTTCGCGGTACATCTTCATTCGGTTGCGCGTCTTGGATAACTTCGATTCGAGTCCTCGGCAATGGCGCTCTAGGCTCGCATATCGGCGCTTTAGATCGGATAGCTCTTCGGCGTAGTTCAGGGCCAGAGATTGGTAGTCCTGCATCATTCGCCGTCCATCTTCTTAGCGAGTGCATCCACGCGCTCCTTGCAGTCGAGCTGTTCGGCGGCAAGGCTGCTAACGGATTGGGCCAGCGCGTGCTCGCGGTCGCTGATGCGAACTACCCATTCGCTCAGCTTGTCCCAGCGCTCCTTCATGAACATTGCAACCAAAGCGTTAAGGCATATAGCCAGAAGCGCCGAATAGGTGGCATCGCCAGTCTTGGCGTACTTGGCGAAAGCGATAGCGGCGGCGATGCAAACGAGCACCTGCGCCAGCCATGAGGCGTACTTCGCATACTTGCTCATGCGAACTCCTTTTTCTATTGGGTTGTTGGGGGCTTGTAACGATGTAACGTTTCTCGCGCGCGTTTTCTTAAATATTTCTATATTCTTTTTTTCTTATAGAAGTTTAGAATTGGCGACGATTTGAACGTTACAGCGTTACATAGCTATGTTTACCTGTGAAAACCTTGTAACGTTTGAGTTTTGCGAAACGTTACAAATCGGTCTCAAACGTTACAAGCAGCGAACACACGTACTACTCTTGTTGAGTCATCAACACGAGCGGCCTTACTTTCAAGCGTTACATCGCCCGAAACGTTACAGAACGTTACATTCTCTTTGACCTTCGCCGTCCATGTTCTACGGGCATAGGGCGAACGCTCGCCGCTGTCCTCGCACCACTGCTTGTATTCGCCGTACACGGTTTCGATAGCGCGACCAACGAGCTGTTCGCCCGTGATGCCGCAATCGGCAATCCACCTGACAACGGAATCGTTATTAAGCCTGACCTCTTCCACCTCTGCCGCCATATCGGGGATGGTGGTGAGCGTGCCGCGCCGTATCAAGTCACCCAGCGCCATAAGCCCCAGCAGGGCCCCGCGCTCTAGGACTTCCGGTTGGGCTAGCTTCTCGGCAATGTGCGGATCGTAACCTTCCGTACCCGGTGAGAACCGCTTACGGAACGGGATGAAGGCCAAGCGCCTAAAGATGCCGTCCGTGGTATCCGATAGGCGCGGCACCGAGTTCATGGAGAACACCATTGAAGCGCTCGGTCTGAACTCGTAGCCATCGCCGTTCTTAACGTCCGTATAGATAGCATCGCCAGTGACCAGCTTCTTGAACATGGAAAGCTCGTCACCGCGAAGAAATCCGTCTGGGATATCGTCACCGAGGTTAGCCAGCTTGCCGACCACGCGCCCAGCCTGGAACCGCTGACCCAAGGTCGCAATGTCCAGACTTGACGTGTTCTCGGTGCCGAGGATTGAGCGGAGCCAGTTCAGATAGGTCGATTTGCCGTTGCTCGCCTTGCCGCTCGCGCCGCCCGCCTTGCCTATGAGCATGGGCGATTGGCTCAGCACGCGCCGCGAGCACATGCAAGCGCCTATGACCTCCTGCATGGCTAGCAGTGTTGCGCTATCGCCGTTGCTGATTGATTCAAGGAACTCGTCGGCGGCGTTGCGCCCGACGCTAAAGTTCAAGTTGACGGGTAGGGTTGCGATGATGTACATGGACGGGTCTGGTTCGACCTCGCGTTCTTCCAGCACGTCATAGGTGCAGTTGGCGAACTGCACGTAATAGCCGCCGTCGAACTCGCGGTCGCTGGTCACACCCGGTGCCATGTCCATGATGTAGCTGGCGACTTCCGATTTGTCCTGCTTCTTTGCATCGTCGGCAAGACGTAGCGTGCAACGGTTGATGGCGCGTGTTCCGAACTCCCATTTGCGGCCCATCCACACGGCGGGTGCGCCGTCGATTTTTCGGGCGTGGTTCTCGGACATAACCATCTTAGCAAGCTCATTGGTGAGGATGCCGCCGCGCTTGCCGCGCGGTGCCGCCCCTCCACTACCACCACTGGAATGTCCGGGTGCGCCGACGGTGCGCCCATCGTCACTTGGTTTGTATCCGATGCCGCCGCCCTGCTCGTACTTGCACGCGCTCTTCACGATACGGTCGATATCGCGCGAGTCCATGGGCGGTTTGCACCTCATGAAGTTCGCGCCAAGCACGGCGTTATGGATTTCCTCGTCTGAGCGCCCGATGCTTCTGAGGTGAGACGCATAGCGGAAAAGCGTCTTGTCTCGCTCGCCAGACTTGATTTCTGCGGGTAGCGAGAACTTGCCGTTCTCCTTACGTGCGTTCACCTCGTCCGAACCGTTGCGCTGGATGTAATCGAGGAAGTCATAAACGTTATCGTCTGCGGTGGCTATGTCCACTTCCCAAGGCGATGCGATCCATTCGTACATCTGACCGTTGGGATGGATGGAGCCCGCCGCGACAACGAATGAGCCGTCACAGCGAACGTCCACGCCCAAGGTCGAGTTAGTGGATGGATGGATGTTCGTCCTACCCGTCCTGAAGAAGTAGTGCCTGCCGCCGCTGCCTGTGACGGCAATGGGCGTGTCGGGCAACTCGCCGTGGGTTGTCTCCCACTCCTTAAGCGTCGCAAGCCCGTCCTTAGAATCTGACACATCAAAATCGAGGACGAGCAGACCGCCGCTCGGCGCTCCGCACGTGATTCCGATGTTGGCGTTCGGGTGTTCCGTCCAGTAATTGATTACGTTATCGGGGTTATCCGTCCAGTCGTTCAGGCCGTGGCGTGCGTCCGATGCCGGGACTTTGCCGCGCGGGGCCACCGGAAAGACGGCGAACCCGGCGCGGACGTATGAAAGCGCCGTCCTCCCCAGCTCGGATAGGCGCGATTCTCTTTCATCCATCGTATGGAACTCCTAGAATCTCACATATCCGGCGTGCCGTGTCCCGCTTATAGCAGAACTCGAACATGACGCCGTGCTCCTTTTCGAGCGTGCCGATGATACGGGCAACGGTGCGCCCGTTCATCGGCTTGCTTCGGTACTTGACGCATTTGCTCCCGCGATCAAACGGGTTGCATCTGCGGCATTTGCGGCAAACGTAGCTCTTCCATTGGTACAGCTTCGAGCGGTCGTTGAACTCGGGGTGTTCCTCCACGAGTATTACCAGACGGTAGCCCTCGGCTCGCGCCCTGTCGCACTCGCGGACGAACCTCGCGTGGTCGCGCCCGATGTTCCCCGCCACCTCCTGAACGTCCTGCTTGGTGTCGATGGAGATATTGGAGCCTTCGAGCATGTAATCGCCGAACGGTAAGGCGGTAGCCCTAGGCGCGAACTCCACGCCATGGGCTACCATCCATTTTTCTATGTTGCTGTGCTTGGACTTCTGCTGCCGTGAATCTTCGATAATCACGATTAGTTGAACGGGATGGGGCCAGCGTAGACGTTAGCCGCAGGAGCCGCCACCACCGCAGGAGTAGTGGAGGGAGCATTACTGCCGACGAGCTTCTTGGTATCTTTTGGCTTCACCTTGCCGTCTCGCACGTCCTGAACGGGCACGACCTGACAGACGTTAAGGCGTGTCTTGACCTCGCCGTTGTACTCGTACTCTTCCTCTTGGAGGTTGATGCCGACGAGACGGTTGGCGAACATATCCAGACGGCCTGCATCCCACGCGGCGAACGGGTCAAAGCCGGGGTTGGATGCCTGGATGGCTTCGAGACGGCCCTTGAGCATACCCAGCGCCGTGTCCTTGTAGCTCATGAAGAAGTGGTGGGCGTAGGGGTGCGCCTGTCCCCAGTCATCGGAGTAGTAGTTCGCAAACTCGCCCTCGGCAATGTCGAAAACGGCTTCGACATACTGCTTTGCGTCGTTGTCTTCGAGCGACACGAGACGGGCGACATAGCCGCCCGGCGCGGGGCGCTTGAAGTCACCTCCATCGGTGGATGCCTGAACACTGCCCCAATTGACGTTACGCATGTTGGTTCCTTTCTGCTACGCTTCGTAGCTTGTTTTCAAAAAGGCGGTCGCGCTTATCGAAACATTGCGGTACCTCGCTCAGTGCAGCCCTTAGAGCGTCAAAGGTTCGGTCAGCCGCCACGTCAGAATCGCAACCGCCCTGTATCAACTGTTGGTATCTGTCCTCGCAAAGACGTTCCATCTCTGCGAGGGTTTCGTTGTCTACGCACATTGCCGTTTGTGCTCTTTGAGGGCACCGCCGTAAAGCGAAGAGTTGAGCCATTCGTATTTGTCTGGCTCTTCCGCATATAGCAGCGCATCGCACTCGGCTTTGGAAATCGGCGCATAGTCGATGAACTCTTTGTTGTCGGCACATGCAACGCGAATGAGTACAACGGCAACGTGGTCGTTCACGATTACCCGCTTATTCTCAATGGTCACATTGTTGCGCCTGAGAGTTCGCTTTAGATCGCACTTGAACTCGGACGAAGTGTAGCCAACATCGTTATTCCTAACGGTGTTGAACATGATGGTATCCACCACGTCTCTTACCGCTTGGTTCTCGTACAGCTCTTTAGCTCTATCGACACATTTGGACACATCGCGCACGCGATTCTTGCGGTTCTCTTCCTTGTCGGAGGAATAGCCGCTACCGTCGAACTCTTCTTGCGTCAGTTCTTCTTCGGGCTGCTCGTCACAATCGAACTCGTCACAGTCGTACTCATAGCTATCTGGCATTACTCTTCACCTCCGATAAAATCTCGGATGCCCTTGTCGATTAGCGCGAGGTCATTAGGCAACTTGGGCGTATCGAAAATGCCGCAGCTCTTGGCAGGGGGCTTATCGTCAACGATGAACACGTGCTCACCCTCGATTACCTCGGATAAGACGCAGACGTTGACCATGCCCAGAAGGTCGATTTTCTCGTTGACCATCTTTCCCATGAGCTTTGGGATGATGTTGTTGAAAGCATCAGAATCGGTGTGCATGGTGATGTACACGATCACATCGCTAGGCAGCTCGTTGATGAACTCGACCGTGTAATAGACCTCGGCGGCGATGTTCTTGTAGATGGAGTACTGGTCTTTGTCTCCGATATGCTTGATGAACAAATCGGTCACGCAGTACCCGAAATCATCCACAACGACCGTCTTGTATACATCCGCGTACTGCTTGATGATGCCGCGCAGGGCTGCAAACTCTTTGGTACGCGCGAACTTCTTACCGCCGCGAAACGGCAGCATGGTCTTTTCGCACTCGATAAGCCCGTAAGAATTAACGGGCATATTGCGCATCGAGTAGGTCTTGCCGGAGCCTGACGGGCCTAAGATAAGTACTGGAACACCCATCAGCTAGACCTCCGCGCTATCTTGTTGCAGGCAATCGTTAAGAATCGATTCAGAAGAGTTACTTCCATTGATCTTGACTATCTGCGACTCGCATACTGCAATTCCCTGCCTTAGAGATTGCAGCTCATTCTCTTTTTTGCTTAATTCCGATTCATAGATGGCGCCAATCCTAGCCATTATGCTTTCGAGCATCGCTCGCCATCTTGTGTCGGCCTTGTTGTCCTGTAGCTCAATGCCGATGTTCTTACAATACTTGGCTGCACCAAGCTCCGAATCGGACTTAATAGCTTCCAAAGAGTCCACCGGTTTATGCGACACTGGGTACTCAATTTTTAATTCCCCATTTTCCAGCGTGGTGACATAGGTCGCTGAATCTGAAATCGAAAAGCCCAGCGCGGTTAGCGGTCTGCTCACTCCAATGTGGAATTTGTCGCCTATTCTTAACGGCTCTCCCGTATCGAACGTTGGAATGAACACTTCAACTGGCTTTTTCGGCTGTTTTTGCTTATTCGCCGACTTCTTCGTAGCAGGCTGCTCTTCTTGCGTGTTTGTCATCAAATCGCAGCTGCTAATGTTGAGCTTTCTCATCTACTCCACCTCACCCGTAAGCAGCGCGGCGGCGGCAGCTCCGAGGTTGTTACCGAGTGCATCAATAACCTTGGGCAGCTGCACGCGGACAGTCGTGCCGGTCATCATCGGCGGCTCGAGGCGCCCGACCAGCTCGCAGCCATCGGGCAGCTCTCCGTCAGCAACGGCGGCATCCAGAACCAAATCTGGCTTGATAGAGACAAGGCGGTTAAGCGTATCCAGTCCACCGTCTGACGTTCGCAACCACTCCACGAACTCGACCTGCGAGCTAATCATGGGATACTTACCGACCTTCTCCTTGGTCATTCGCGCCGAGATCGTGCCGACCTTCTGACCGTTCACGGTGAGCTGCTTCTGGGTAACGCCGTTTACCATGAAGTCCTCGCGCATTTGCGCGTCCACTTCCTCGCGCACCTGCTTCTCGGCCTGCTTCACGGCCTCGCCGAAAGCGGTGATGACCGCCAGACGCTCTTCGCTAGTCACGTTCGGCATCGCTAATCACCTCACAGACAACGGGCTCTGACACGATGGGGAACTCCTTCACGTGGCAATCGTCCTCGCCACCGAACCTGTCTCTTATACACATCTCCGAGC